TTTTTTAGTAGTCAGTACAGTTTTGCTAGTGTTTATTGATGCAGGTGTAATTCAGTTTGAAGTGAAAGCGAATTGGGTTGATCTTTTGCAATTGGTTTTAATTACTGTAATTTCTGCTTACTTTGGTGGGCGTAGTATGGAAAAAATTAGAAAGAAATAATGGCATACAAAATTGTATCTACTTATATTAAAAAAAAAAGGAAATCGCATCCTCATAGCAAAAATGCTAGTAGATTAAAAACAAGCAAACAATATAAAAAAGTATATAGAGGACAGGGTAGATAAAAAAAATTATATATATTTAACATCTAGTCGCAAATCTAGTCAAGTTGCTAAACTTCAGGTAACCACTCTCTGTTGGATCTTGCAAATATTTTTATTAAGATTTTTTTCTTTTTTTTGGGGGTTTTTTTTTCTTTTTTTCTTTTATTGCAATAATAACTATATTTAAAAAAAATGAAATGATTTATTCAAATGATAAAATAGATAAAATTCTCTCATATACATCTTTAAAAAAAAGAGATAAAATAGATAGAATGTTACATATAGATGCAATACAATATTGTAATCTAGGAAAAGACTCTACTAAATCAGAAAAAGAAGAAGTTAAGAAAAACAGCAGATATATATACAGAGCAATATCTAAAATAGACAAAGAACTAGGAAATAAATTTTTGCAATATCAGGATAGATGAAAAAAAAATTATCCAGATCAAAAGTTGTTAGAAAATTAGATGCAATATTTAGTAAGTATATCAGAAAAAAAAATTCTATTCATGGAAAAGCAAGTTGTTTTACTTGTGGAAAGGTAGATGAATGGAAATATTTACAATGTGGGCATTTTCAAAGTCGTAGACATTATGCTACTAGATGGGATGAAAAGAATTGTCAGGTGCAATGCTCTGGATGCAATTTGTTTAAACATGGAGAACAATATAAATTTAGCTTAGAGTTAAATAAAAAATATGGGTCAACAACTGCAAATGATCTTCATATTAAATCTCAAACAGAAGTAAAATTTAGTACAAATGATTTATTGGAGATGATTAAAAAATATCAAGAATTATTTGATAATTTAAAATAATTACTATATTTGTTTAGTTCTGTTTGTTTTGTCTTAGAAAAAGGAGTTGATTTTATTGGCTCTTTTTTTTTGTCTAATTTTGTTTTATTAACTTTTTTGTTTATATTTATGCCATACTTAGAATGAACTAAGTGGTTAATTTATTTTTATTATGACAGAACAAAACATACAATTTACAGGTAAATCCCTTAGATCAGCAGAAGATCTAGAAAGGTTAATCAAAGATGCTGAATGGCAAGTTGATTATTATTCAAAAGATGTGCAGAAAGCACAGGACAATCTCTATATTAGACAGCTAGCATTAGAGTGTTTACAAAATGAACTAAATATAGTCAATGATGTTTCACAATTATAATCAATCAGAATATTATTTAAATAGGATTGATGCTCTATTAAATCATATTTATATTCTGGAGACATATATAGAGAAAAAAACAAATGTAAAAATAGCAGACAAACATGGAAAAAAATATGGAAAAAGATATATATAAAAAATTATATAATGTACAATTAGAGATTGGAGTGATTAGTAAAGATGTGACTAATCCATTTTATAAATCAAAGTATTTTGATATAAATTCTCTTATAGCACAATTGCATCCTTTGTTGAAAAAGCATGGTTTATTATTATTGCAACCAATAGAGGATCAAAAAGTAAAAAGCATGATTGTTGAAATTAATGGAGATGGTCATGTAGAATCTTCAATAAGATTACCAGATATGCAAGACCCTCAAAAGTTAGGATCAGCAATAACTTATTATAGAAGATATACATTGCAGTCATTATTAGCTTTACAGGCTGAGGATGATGATGGCAATAAGGCGATAGTAAAAAAAAAATCCTCTCTTAAATTCAAAACACCTGAATTTTATAATGCACAAAAAGGGATTAGAGAGGGAGCATCATTAGATGATGTCAGAAAGGTTTATTCTGTTAGCCCTGAAGTGCAAGAAAAATTGTTAAATTTTAAATTAGATTAGTTATGAGTGTATTAATGAATGCGAGTATTCGCGTGGATAAACTCCCAAAGGAGAAATTCATAAAAGGCAAAGATGGTGCTGTTTACTATAATTTGACTATATCAGTTTCAGATGATTCTAGATATGGAAATAATGTAGCGATAACAGATTCTCAGACTCAAGAAGAAAGAGAAGCAAAAAAGCCAAAAAATTATCTAGGCAATGGAAAAGTTGTTTGGACTGATGGCAATATTGTCTTAGCTCAAAAAGAAGAAACATCAGAGCCAGTGGCTAATGATGATCTTCCTTTCTAAATGTGTTGTACCAAAAGAGGAAAAGAGATTGATCATCTCACAATATAATTCACATTTTTAATTAAGGGGGGAAATTTATCCTCCCTTTTTTTTATATTTAAATATGCAAAACAAAACAGAACATGAAATCCTCATGAAAAAAATTGAGGCAGAATGTCTAGTTGATAATTCTGAGAGAATAGATTACCCACCTGTTGCATTATCATTAGGGAAAAAATATGTACAAACAAAAGATGGAGGTCAAATGTTACCCATACCTATTGGAACATATGGAAACTTTTCATTCGTTCAAAGCCCACCAAAGACAAAGAAAACATTTTTTATATCTTTGCTAAGCAGTGTATATCTTTCAGGATCTAATCATTTTGGTGGAGACATAAGAGGACACAGGACAAATCAATGTCTGTTGCATATAGACACAGAACAGGGAACATGGCATGCTCAGAGAGTATTTAAAAGAGCAATTGATATGTCAGATCTGGATGGGTCACAATGTTATTATACATATGCATTAAGACAAATTGGATTTAAACAGAGAATAGATTTTATTGAGTATTTGTTAAAAGATAAAATCATGAATACAGGATTGATTATAATTGATGGCATAGCTGATTTAGTTGGAGATGTTAATAATCTAGAAGAATCAAATGCTTGTGTTCAGAAATTAATGGAATGGAGTTCAATTTACGAATGCCATATCATTACTGTAATACATTCAAATTATGGAAGTTCTAAACCCACAGGGCATTTAGGATCTTTCTTAGAAAAAAAATGTGAAACTCAAATAGAGTTGGAAGCAAATACAGTTAATAAGGAATGGATAACAGTAAAATGTAAAAGAAGCAGGGGATATGCTTTTGAAACATTTAGTTTTAAAATAAATGATTTAGGTTTGCCTGAGATAGTAGGGGATTTATATGATCCATTAAAAGAAAATGAAAAAAAATATTGAACAACTTTATGATAAACACAAAACATGGATTAAAATCGTGAAATCATTTGGTTGCAATGATGCAATAGCTGAGGATCTGGTGCAGGAGATGTATGTTAAAATAATAATCAAAGTAAAAAAAGGATTAGACATCAGATATAATGAAACTGAAATAAATTATTATTATATATTTAGAACACTAAACAGCTTATTTATAGATCTGACAAGAAAGAAAAAAAATATTTATATAGAGGGATTAGAAAATATTAAAAATAAAAGTGATGATCCTGATTATTTAGGAACATATGAAGCAGTTCAAAAAGAATTAGATAAAATGTATTGGTACGATAAAAGAATATTTGAATTAATAAATGGAGGAGAAAGTATTGCATCTCTATCAAGAAAAACTCATATACCATATTACTCACTTTATAATACATATACAAAGGTCAAAGAAAGATTAAAAAAATTATTATGAAAAATGATTATTATAAAATTAAAATTGGAAATCTAATTGCTTTTATTATTAAGGTCATAACATTAGGTCAGGGAAAAAGAATTTCAAAATGGATAGCTAATAAATTAGGATATGAAGATTGTGGATGTGATGATAGACAGAAAGCATTGAATAATATTAAGATAAAAAGATGGTAAAATTTAATAAAAAAGATTATGAAAAATGGTCAAAGTTTAGAGATTCCACTAGGTCAACAATATCTGGTAGGGAATTTGAATTGGTATGCGACTTGCACAGCAGATATAAAAAGCATAGTTTTTACAAACCCTGCACCTGTAATCCAAAAGAGATCAAAAGATGGATACAGGATTTAAATGATATTTACAAAGGAGGGTTGTAAACATTTTGTTTATAAGTTTATTTTTATTATATTTATTTCATGAATGAATATAATAGAAAATTATCTCAGGAACTTATAAAGAGATACAATCCTATTGAGGAACAAGATTTAAAAGATCTAGAATTTGAATCTGTTACTCTTAATGAGAATAAATATGACCATATTGATGGAAAAGTTTCATTCACTACTCTAGCTGTAGAAACTCAAATAACTACAGATATAAAAGACAGAAAAAGTTTAAAAAGAGGTCAACCTAAAAATGACAAGTATTTATGGGTTGAAATAAAAAACCCATATGGATTTGATGGATGGGCATTTGGTAAAGCTCATTATATTGCTTTCAAACAAAAATCGCAATGGCTATTTGTATGGAGAGAAGATTTAGTTGAACTATTAAAAGATAGAGTTGAAAAGGTTTATGTGAATCATTTTCCTCTTTATAAATTATATAATAGATCAGGAAGTAAAGATGTGCTAACTCTGATAGATAGTCAAGATATTAAATCAATTAAAATACCTAGAAAATTATGACACAAAAAGAACAAATTAAGAACTTAAAAGAAAGATTAGAATCTGCTAAAAAGCATCATTATCTGCATCACTCTAACAATGTTTGGGTTGGAGATGGAGAATTACATATTGATCATGGAGATTGGGAAAATGGAAATGAAAAACATCTGGTCATTAATGTTGATGAATTTTTTAAGGATCTTCCATTTATAATAAGTCAGGTTGTAAAAGAAAACCAGAAAATGCAGGATTATTATTTAGGAAATATCTTAGATGAAATAAAAGAATTAAAAAAATATAAAAGATGAAACACGATCACAATGCTTTTGAGAATCAAATATTTAATCATTATAGAATAAACAAAAAAAAGATAGAAGAAGCTATTAAATTGTTACAAGAACATGGATACTCAGTTTATGAAAAAAAAGAATTACCTAACATATCTGAATAACAATTATTTTTATGAAATTGGATTTGAAAAAAAAGAAAGTAAATTAAAAGATTTGAAAATAAAAAAAGAAAGACAATACAGAAGTTCTCAGGGCAGACCACCAAGACAGAGAGTTACAAATAATAAAATGTTTGGATGGTCATTGTTAGGTTTAATAATTACTTTCATAATTATATTTATTACTAAGAAATGATTTTATTGGTAGATGCAGACAGCTTGATCTTTGCTAGTTGCTATAGGTCAAAGAATGATATTAATTTTCATTTATATCCAGATAATTTTTATACTAACATGGAGGATAGTATGAAGATAGTAAATGATCTGGAAGAATTATATACTATTGATTCTATTGTTACTTTTAATGGATCAAAAGGGAATTTTAGAAAACAGATAACTCCAGATTATAAAGCAAATAGAAAAAAACAGATTCTTCCACCATTATTACACCCTATGCATCAATATGTAAAAGATAATTATGATAGTAAATATTGCTTTGGTATGGAGACAGATGATCTGGTTGCTAGATATTGGAAAAAATTAAGTGATGAATTTGGTAGGGATGAAGTCATGATAGTTAGTATTGACAAAGATTATAAGCAGTTTCCATGTTTGCTTTACAATTATCATTATAAGCATAAAGTAATTTTAGATATTAGTGAATCAGATGCTTTATATAATTTTTATGAGCAAATGATTATGGGAGACACAGCAGATAATGTCAATTACTTTAAAGGCAAAGGCAAAAAGTTTTCAGAAAAATATTTTGAAGATTGCACAACTAAATATCAATATACTAGAAAATTATATGAATTATTTATAAAAGAATATAGAGGAAAAGCTAAATTGAAATATATTGAGTGCTATCATTTATTAAAATTAAGAACATGAAGAATTTGAAACCAATAGAAATAGCAAATAAAATAATAAAAGAAACAGGGGTCAATGTTTTTGAAAATACTAGAAAACAAAAATATATAGAATTTAGATCCTTAGTTTGTTATTTGTTGAGAGCAAAATTAAATATGAGATGGTTGAATATTGCTAAATTTTTTAATGATAATAATAAGACCATGACCCATGCAAGTTGCATCCACTCTGTAAAGAATTATTATATGTATAAAAAATATAATAAGGAATTAGATAGTTTAGAAAAAATGTTTTCTTTTAAAAGTAATTTAAATATTGATCAGATTGACAGAGTTCACTATTTAGAAAACAAATTAAAATTATTAGAAAATAAATTAAATGAATGTCAAAACTCGTTATAATAATATGAAACCTGTAAAAGTTAAAATACATAAAATTAAAATGAATCCTGCAAATCCTAGATTTATAAAGGGTGCTAAATTTGATAAATTAGTAAAGTCAATAAAAGATTTTCCAGAAATGTTGAAACTTAGACCAATTGTTGTAGATGAAAACAATATAATTCTGGGGGGAAATATGAGATATAAAGCTTGTATTGAAGCAGGACTGAAAGAAATATATGCTATACAAACAGATGATTTAACAGAGGATCAGAAAAAAGAATTTATAATAAAAGACAATTCATCTTTTGGAGATTGGGATTGGGATATATTGGCAAATGAATGGGATGTTGATTTATTAGAAGATTGGGGTTTAGATCTTCCAATAAATGATCAGATAGATAATTTAGAAGATGATGATGAAATTGAATTACCTCAATCAGTTCAATTAGTTCCTCCAAAAGAATATATATTAATTATGGCTGAGCCAAATTCTGTTGATTGGGAGGAGTTAAAAGAAATATTAAAATTAAAAATGGTCAGGCGAGGTGGTTATAAAAAAGGAAGTGGATTTGATGCTGTAAGTTTAGAAAGAATTTTATATTGGGATGAATTTAAAAAAAGATTAAATGTTAATAGCAGTACCAAGTAAAGGCAGAGCAGGATTAACTAGCACTAATAAAATAATACCTGATGCTACTTTTTTTATTCCAGAAAGTGAATATCATCAATATAAAGGATTAGTTAAAAATATAGTTTGCATTCCAAAAGAAGTGAGAGGAATTACACCTACTAGAAATTGGATATTAAAAAATAGCAATGAAAAATGGGTCGTCATGATAGATGATGATGCTAAGAATGTTGGCTATAATTTTTTAGATAAAAGAAATACTAAAAAAGTACAAATAAAAGATCAGGGTTTTTGGATGGAGGAATTTTTAAAATATTTTGATTTGTGTGAGCAGATGGGATATAAGATTTGGGGAACAAGAACAGAATCAAGCCCTAGAGGATCATACCCATATAAACCTATATTAACCAGAACATATGTGACTGCATCTCTCATGGGAATTATAAATGATGGAGAATATTATTTTGATGAAAATTTTGTAGTAAAAGAAGATTATGAAATTTGCCTTAGACATATAAAAGACAAAGGGGGGATTCTAGGAATTAGATATTTACATTGGGAGAATGATCATTGGACTCAGGATGGAGGTTGCAAAGATTATAGAACAATTCAAATAGAAAGAAAAGCAATTAAAGATTTGATTAAATTATATCCATCAATGATTTCTCAGGTCAAAAGAAAAGCAAATGAATTTACAATAAAATTAAACTTATAATGGACAAAAGTAGACACATAAAAAAAGAATCAGTTTTAAAAGCATTAGAGCAGAGTTTAGGGGTTGTCAATATGGCTTGCAAGAAAGCAGATGTACCTAGAAGCACTTTTTATAAGTGGATGAAAGAAGATGATGATTTTGCTCAGAAAGTTCAGGACATTGATAATATCGCATTAGATTTTGTAGAAAGTCAATTACATAGACAGATAGCAGACAATTCAACAGCAGCAACTATTTTCTACCTAAAAACCAAAGGCAAGAAAAGAGGTTACATAGAAAGACAGGAGATTACAGGAGCAGATGGAATGCCTACTAACTTTCAAATTGAGATAATTGATAAAACAGAAGATACAGACTAATATAGTTTATAAGCACTTAGAGAATAGTGATTCAAAAATTATAGTTGAGCAGGGGGGTACGAGATCAGGCAAAACTTATAATATTCTTTTATTTATTATTTTTAAGTATTGCACTAATCATTCTGGAAAAATTGTTACTATATGCAGAAAGACCTTTCCAAGTTTAAGAGCAACAGTTCTAAGGGATTTTTTACACATCCTGAGAGATCATCAAATATACAGAGAGGAGTATCATAACAAATCTAATTCAGAATATAATCTATTTGGGAATCTAGTTGAATTTACTAGCTTAGATCAGAGCCAGAAAATCAGAGGGAGAAAAAGAGATTTGCTTTTTATCAATGAAGCGAATGAATTATATTGGGAGGATTGGCAACAGCTAATATTTAGAACACAGGAAAGAATAATAATTGACTTTAATCCATCAGATGAATATCATTGGATATATGACAAAGTAATACCTAGAGAAGATTGTCAGTTTTTTAAAACTAC